GTAGTAGTTATGAGGAAACACAAACACAATACCTGGACGCTGCTGAAAAACTGCTCAGACCGGTCAAGTGCGGTCGTAGTGACAGCAACTTATTCACCTGGATAGCAGACCAGATAGACCATAGTCCTGGAGTTCGTGACGCAGAGTTATGCCAGCGAGCATTACTGGTTTGTCGTTTCGCAGCCACCAATCGTTATGCTGCTTTTACAAAAGTTTTACTACTGAACATATAAAAGGTAAATACTATCATGAGCAAAGACAAGTTTAGATTTACAGATACGGTTTTATTGCGTCTGGCACTGGAGCACATGGGCATGACCCGTAAACAGTTTCAGGCACATATATCTCAGCAGATTGGTTTGCCTGCTGCCAATAAAGTGGCTACCACTCGCGTGGAAAGTCGCCGGCATAAAACGCCTGACGGTCGTCCAGCCCACAGCACGCATGAGATTTACACAACCAGCACTCACAATGTGGAGACCACTCAATATGGTCGTGTGGTGCGAACAGAGCCACGCAAACCCACACCAGCCCAGCCCACAGTTGTTGTAAAAAAGCGACGACGACTGGAGATCGCTAAATGAAAACAGGCAGTCGCAGATACTGGTATCTGGACGACACGGGCCAGCCTGTTGATGTGGTGCTTCAGGCTGGCCAACCTGTGCCCGAAGGTTACACTCCGGGCTTTAGCCCACGCACATTAGAAGCACAAGAAGCACACCGAGCCCGAATGCGAGAGTTACACACTGGTCGTAGTGCCAGCGAAACCACAAGACAACGCATGAGCATGGCCAAAGCAGGCAAACCCAAAACACCCGAACACATAGAGGCCATGAGAGCCAGTCATCTACAACGCGGTGCCGATATACGAGCCATACAACAACAGTTTGGCGTAGACTATTGGGCAGCGTTAGACATTTATAGGACGAGTAAATAAATGATAAGGAGGTTGTATGCCTATTCGTAAAACTGATCGAGGTTACTACTGGGGTAGCCAAGGACCATTCCCCACCAGACAGAAAGCCGAACAAGTGGCCCGTGCTGCCTACAGCAGTGGTTATCACGGCAAACAAGAAAAGAAACCAGCACCTAAAAAATGAGCAGATACAAAATACAAACCGGACCAGATGGCACACACTGGGTGGCTTTAGAGCCCTTACTACAAGATGTTTTAGAACAACTTGACCAGGCAGTAGACCAGTTGAGCGAACAACAACTCACTGCCATGTATGGTGTGCGTATGTTCTTACAAGCACTTATCCAGGAAGGCAATCAACAGGACTGGGACAAACATCGCAAGAGTTGTGAAGAGGAAACCGGTTATCGTGAGGGTTTGTTACAATGATACAACGCTGGCTGATTAGACTGGTTCACTGGCAAATACGCAGTAATCTACGACAGCGTGCCAGATTGGCTAACCTACATCAACAACTATGCGGATGCGTCACGCATGAAAACCCACAACCATTACACAGAAGCAAATGAACTATCAAATAATCAATCAAGACAGTGCCAGTTATCTGGCCACCCTACCAGACAACAGCATAGACGCCGTGGTCACTGATCCACCATATGGTATAGATTTCTTGGGCAAGGCCTGGGACAGCAACACAGGTGAACCCGAAATCTACCGTCAATGTTACCGAGTGCTCAAGCCCGGTGGTCACATACTGGCTTTCAGTGCTGCCAGAACATACCATCATCTGGCCATGAGTATAGAACAAGCCGGCTTTGAAATACGCGACCAGATCATGTGGATCTATGGCAGCGGCTTCCCCAAAAGCCAAGATGTGGGCAAAACCATAGAACGCCAACAAAACAAACGCAATAAAGGCACAGGATTTGCTGGCGATGCTTATACTGGATTGATGGCCACCAGTCAGGACAATGTTAGACCAAATGGCATCGGATCATGTGGTCAGTGCGGCAAAAATAACATGGCATTTCCTAAAAACTATAATGCTTGCGAACAAGAACCCTGTTTTATGCGTGAACAAGCACGACCAGCAAATAATGAATGGGCTGGTTGGGGCACAAATCTAAAGCCAGCCCATGAACCCATTTGTATGGCCCGCAAACCCATGCGGCACAGTGTGGCACAAAATGTTCAGGAATGGGGGGTTGGTGCTATCAATGTTGATGCTACCAGAATAGCAGTAGAAGCAAATGAAATAAAAGCATTTCAAAATAACTGGGATAGGGATAATGCTGGTATGGGTGAATACCAAAAGTTAGATGGATCAGTGGCTCATGGAGCAAATCAACTAAAAGACATGAAAAAGGACATTCGTGATTATGTTCCACAAGGTCGTTTCCCAGCCAACATCATACATGACGGTAGTCCTGAAGTAGTAGAACATTTCCCTGACAATTGTGGTAATATGGTCAAAGCAACACGCACTAAAACATCTGTGACTGGTAGTGGTCATAGTTTATCACGAATAAAAAATGCCGGTGAAGATAATGGTTTTTATGATGGCTTGGGTTCAGCAGCCAGGTTTTTTTATTGTGCCAAGGTCAGCCGTGCGGAAAGACATGCTGGTTATGACACCCATGAACTGGGCAACAACCACCCCACCGTCAAACCAGTAGATCTTATGCGATATCTCATCCGGTTAGTGACCCCACCGGGCGGCACGGTTCTGGATCCATTTTGCGGCAGTGGCAGCACTGGCATGGCAGCAGTAGAACTGGGTCATACATTCATTGGCATAGAACGAGAAGCCGGTTATGCCCAAATTGCTGAGACCAGAATAGCAGCCTGGCATAAACAGCATAATCCACTTGATCCAGAACTATTTGAGGTAAAAGCATGAACTACCAAATAATCAATCAAGACAGTGCCAGTTATCTGGCCACACTACCAGACAACAGCATAGATGCTGTGGTCACTGATCCACCATATGGAATAGATTTCTTAGGGAAATCCTGGGACAGCAACACCGGAGAACCTGAAATCTATCGTCAATGCTACCGAGTGCTCAAGCCTGGAGGTCATATATTAGCCTTTAGTGCCGCACGCACATACCATCATCTGGCCATGAGCATAGAACAAGCCGGCTTTGAGATACGCGACCAGATTATGTGGATCTATGGCAGTGGCTTCCCCAAAAGCCAAGATGTGGGACGCCAACTACATAAAAAACACAATGGTCGGCCAGATAAACAACGCTATGATAAAAACATCATGATACCGGAAGGATCCAACTATCGTCATCCGGAAAACGGTAAACTTTACCGTGTTTTACCAGACATAAATGGTGGTGGTCTTGCTCGCAGTCATGAAGGACAACCATATGGTATAGTATTTGAAGAAATCATACAAGTTGATAATCCCTGGACTGGTTGGGGCACATGTCTAAAACCAGCCCATGAACCCATTTGTATGGCACGCAAACCCATGCGTAATAGCGTGGCACAAAATGTTCAGGAGTGGGGGGTTGGTGCTATCAATGTTGATGCTACCAGAATACCCACTGATGATGTTATGATCAGCAGTGCTGGTAATGCCGATACATTTTATAAATACAACCCTGAAAACAATTTAGATGGCCCCGGCACAGGAAGTAAAATAAACACTGATGTAGCCAAATGGACCCAAGCAAAAGGAGGGCGTTTCCCAGCCAACATCATACACGATGGTAGCGATGATGTTATGTGTATGTTCCCATCAACAGAAGTAAAGAATAAGCCGCCAAGAACATACACAAATAAAACTGGTTTTCGTGAAGGTTATGTAAATGGAGTTGCTCCAGACAAAGAAATAGAACATACTATCTATAATGATGGAGGTTCAGCAGCCAGATTTTTTTATTGTGCCAAGGTGAACAAAACAGAAAGAAATACCGGTTATGGCACTCATGAACTGGGCAACAACCATCCCACAGTAAAACCAGTAGATCTTATGCGATACCTGATCCAGTTAGTGACCCCACCGGGCGGCACAGTGCTGGATCCATTCTGTGGTAGTGGCAGCACTGGCATGGCAGCAGTAGAACTGGGTCATACATTCATTGGCATAGAACGAGAAGCCAGTTACGCAAAGATAGCACACACCAGAATAGCCGCCTGGCATAAACAGCATAATCCACTTGATCCAGAACTATTTGAGACAGCAGCATGAAAAACTTACAAACACTCATAGACAGACCAGACACCAGTAAAATACGCACATTTGATCGTATGGTGGCTGAACTTAGTCCATTCATGACCGAACTGGAAGTGGACCGAACAGTTGAGTTCA